GCATTGCTTCAATGGATGCTTCCCTAACATGATCAAAAGAGCATGTTTGCATGCCATTTGGAACACAGGCTGGGGAGGACTTTTCACCTGGTATCTTATTGTGTTCCGGTTAGACGTCATCAGCATAAATGAAGTCGACGATTTTCTTAATTTCACCTACGGATTTGTAGGAGTCACCATCCTGATTAGGTTGTTCTATAGGATGTTGTTTTCGTGGGGAGTAAAATCTTCACCCAAAGCTGCTAGTGCCCAAATGATAGTCCCTTATGCTGTTTTTAGGGACAATTTCTACTTCAAAGCCTGGTCAGAGCGGAGAGCATGGGAGATGAGTGTTGGAGTAACCCAGTTTCCTGAACATATGGCTCTGACACCGACTCAACATGAGAGTATGTTTGAACCAAAATCCCAAAATAAGAAATTTAAATTGATTTCTTACCATGAGGAACCCGGGTGGCAACCCAGTTTCTCAGCCATGTACTGGTTGATTCCCACAAACGTTCATGGTTATGTGCCAAGTCGCAGTGACAAAAACATGTTGGCAATGGTCACTGCAAGAATAATGGCTAAGCCCCCACTAGATGCAGAAGAACAAGCAGAAGTGTGGCGCAATCTTCCCCCTCTTTTTAATGACGTCCCCTCACACCACCCAATTGTTCGAGAGTCCCACGTTGAGCAGTGGCTTGAACACATGGAGTCCTCTAAAAGGAAAAAGTACAGAAAGTACTTGAGTGAGTTAGAAACTTTGCCGTATTATTACATACAAAAGGCATTGCGTTCCTGTAAGTTACAAGTCAAGTGTGACGAATTGCTGATTAAAGGAGAAATGGGAGGTCTTTCTCTCAAACCTAGAGCAATAGTCAATGTCAACCCGTTGATTCAAGCCCTCATAGGTCCTGCCATTTATGAGGCCACAGAAAGGTTAAAGAAGTTGTGGAATGTTGAAAACCCGTATGTGTTGGAGTCCATGAGTTTCGCTTTTGGCTCCTCCGGAACTGATTTGCAACTTACGATTTGGATGGAATGGACACTCACTCGTCCGCACCTTTGGCACATTCTAGTAGCAGGAGATGATATGCTCTTACTTAATCACGAGAAAAGTCGATACATTGAAGGAGATGCATCCATGTTCGACCAATCACAGGCGACTGGGCCTTTAGAAGTAGAGCACCTCTTGTTAGCCAAACTAGGATTGGACCAAGAAACAATTGAAGTGAGCCTTCAAGCAAGTAAAGCCAACTATGTTGGTTATAGCGGTGACAAGACCGGAAAATTGTTACTGACTGTAGACAAGAAAGGGGTGGCAACACGAGCCAGTGGTCATTGCGATACGACTGTGGGTAACAGCATCGTGATGGCCGTGTCAACCCGACTTGCACTCACTTACAGCAACCAGACCCTGAAAGGTCTGGAATCCGTCTATGCATATTTAGGCTTGAAAATGAAGCTCAAGGAATTTTCTAGCCTGTTCGAAATCACGTTCTTGAAGGGAATGTGGTATCCGGCTGATTCTCCATCAGGATTTTATTG